TGAATGTGAAACACCTATGCTCTTTATGAATCCAAAAGAATATCCAGAAATATTTTTAGTTACTGGAAAAAAAGATAACGAGGGTAAAAAAATTGGTATGTTTGGTGATACAGAATTAGGTTGGCACTCAAACGGTAATTCAAGACATCTAATTGATAAAATACTTATAGCTTTATATTGTGTAAAAGAGGACATTAATACAACTTTAAGTGTATGTAATACACAACAACCATTTGAAGATATGTCGGAAGATGAGAAAGAATATTGGCGCTCTATTACAATTAGATTAAAATTTAAAAATAATACAATATATGATTTAGAAGAAGGCGACCCCGAGTTAGAGTTTATGAGTAAGAATAAAGGTAGTATTCGTAAGTTAGTAGGTGAACATCCACATACCGGAAAAGAATACTTTTATTTTCCTTATCACTTTATTCAAAAGGCGTGGGAAAACAAAAAACAAATAGACCATGAAGAGATGATTAAAAAGTTAATGCCTAAGATATTTAAATCTCAATATCAGTATCATCATATTTTTAAAGAAGGTGATTTACTTTTAATGGACCAATTTACAAGTTTACACCGTAGAACACCTGTCATGGACAACAATCGTTTACTATGGCGAATAGCATCGGATTTTAATAATGTTTACAAGTAAAGAAGTACCTTGGCCAAAAATAGGCACTATGACTGGCGAAATACCTATGAAAAGAAGATACGCATTGAGAGATATGTCTTATCTTGATACACTTGAAGCAAGACCTATATTTGAAAAACAAGCAGACATAATTATTAAAAACAATTACAAAGGTATAGTTGATATAGGCTGTAGGCATGGACCTGTAAATGATTTTCTACATGAAAAGTCTTACAAAGATTATCAGTATTATGGATTTGATACATCACCTGAACCTATTGAATATGCACAAAAAAGGTGGCCAAATTATCAATACGAAGTTAGAGATTGGGCAAACTTAAAACAAGTTAATTTTAAAGTTGATTGTCTAATTTTTAGTGGTGTGTTACTGTATGAAAAGGACCATTACAAGATGTTTACAAAAATGATGAAATTTTATGATTGTAAAAATGCGATTATACAAGAGCCGTATCACGAACAAAAATATTATGAAGAAAAATTAAAGTTAAAATCTATTACAAATGATATGCAACAATATAACTTTAAAGAAAAAACAATTGTTGAGGCTGAGATATTTTGTGGTAATAGATTGATAGGTGAGGTAATATATGAATAAAATTGTCGCAGTTAATTTTAGTAATGCTCCTAACTCTATGCAAGGTAGAGGCATAAAACTTTTAGATAAATTTGTACCATTTCATAAGGTTATTAATCTAAAAGATTATAATATACCTGTACTGAATAGTAATATGGCTGATGGTAATGTTCCTGATAGTGTAATACAATTTGATAAAGATTTGATTGACGCAGACGCTTATGTGTTTTGTGTTGCTGAGTTTATGGGTGGTTATTGTGGTCAATTTAAAAATGCTATGGACTGGTTAGTAGTAAAAACAAACTATGATAAAGATTTGAATATACCATATAGTATAAGTCATAAACCTATGTTTAGTGTTACATTTTCACCTAGTAATACAAACGGCGGCAGACATGCTGAGATGATGAAAAAATTATTAAAAAACTTTCAAGTCATTAATCACGGTCATATTGTATTTAATCATGGTTGGGAAAAATGTATTCCAGGTAACTATGAATGGGTAAAAGAAGACGCTGAGAATATTTACAAAGTGTTGTCAGAACCATACGAAAAGAAAAATAAAATTACAAAGCATACAGATGTTAGAACAATATGTAAATGGATTCACTTGTATGAAGAATGGGATAAAAAATGGCAAGATGTAGAATAGTAAAAGACATTGATGAAAAATTGCCTGGTGATGATATTAAAAAATATATTGACAGACAAAATATTAAACATCCTGAACATAATAAAGTAAATTATAAAAGTAAATATAATGGTTATAAAGGTGTAGTATGGACACCTTTAGATGTGCCTTATGTCAATTTAGATTTAGACTTGATGTGGAAAAGATGGACTACAGTAAACGATAAGAAACATGTATGGTTTGACAAAGACAAATCTGATATTAATAGTTCAAGACATAGCACATATATTAATCACGATTACAGAGCATTAATGTTATTTACAAATGGTGCATATTACGGAGATGTAAAAGGTGAGTGGTGTGACTTTGTACATGATGAGTTTCCAGATGTAGTAAAATTTATTGATTCAATGCCCTATGATAATGTTAGATGGTTAGCATTTGTAGGTAGAGATACACACGGTGTTGGTCCTCATTATGATGAATATGATAAGGCAAGAGAAGATTTAAAATACCAAGAACCTAGTCAAGTAAGAGTTAGGTGGAGTAAAGTTACTGATTGGGAAAAAGAACATTTATATTTTACAAAAGACCATGCTCAAACAAGAATATATCCTATGTTACCACCAGAAACAAATGCTATGGCATATGACGGTACAGTACATGAACATGGAGCTGACGCAGGTTACCACCCTACAAAAAGAATTCAATTAATGCCAATGGGTACATTAAATATTCCTAAATGGCATGATTTGTTAGAACGAAGTATAGAAAAATATAAGGACTATGTGATAACAAAAGATGATTTTACAAAATAAAAAATTAGAATCAATAGACCCTATTGACGCAAACAAAATGGTTGCTGAACATGGTTATTTGGTGATTGAAAATAGTGGTGCAAGTCCCGAAGAATTTGCAAAATGGAATCTTGCATTTGGTTATCATATAAGTCCTGATATTTGGTGTACCGATAAGAAACATAGTGAATACTTTTGGCGTGTAACAAATGAAAAGATAGACGGAGAAAATCAAGGTCTATTTGCAGATGATGAATTGGATTGGCACAGTAATTTGGTACCTCATGCTGACGCTCAAGAAGTTATAGGCTTGTATGGTAAAACAATAACATATGATACTGAAACATGGATATGTACTAGTATTCCTTATATGGAAAAATTAAGTGCAACAACTAAAGAGTTATATAAAAGTTTATACACTAAATTAAATCATTCAGGTGGTATTCCTATAAATCAACCATGGAGACCTGATTGGGATAAAAAATATACTGATACAGTTTTAAACGGTATAAAACAAAATAGAAATAAAAGTAGAGCTGATTTAGTTGATAAAAGATTTAACGAATGGCGAGGTGTATTAGATAAACATAGACTAGTGCCAAATCATCCTTTAGGTATCGAAGGTATATTTTTTCAACCTTATGAAATTACAGAATTTGTAGGTTTGTTAAACTTTTCTCACAAAGAATTATATAATGAAATATATAAAGACTTTATAACTGACAAGTACACTTATAAACATAAATGGAAACCTGGTGATATTTTATTAATGGACCAGTTAACAACCATTCATAGACGGCCTACGATTGCAAAAGACCAAACTAGAGAATTATTGAGGTCAGCATGTTGGTATAAAAATAGGAATCATTTTCAATATGTCTTGTAAAATTTCAGCATTTAGTTTTAGTAATAACTTAGATAGTATGAATACTAAAGGTCTTCTAATGATGAATGACCGTATTAAATTTAATGTATGTAAATCTATGTGTGATTATGATATGAAACTGATTGATACAAATGATGTTGATGGTAAGGTTGATGATGGTATCAATGAGTTTGATAAAGATTTACATGATACGGATGTTTTTGTTTTTGCTGTGCCTGAACATACAGGACACTATTCAGCAGTCTTTAAAAATGCAATGGACTGGTTAGTTGTAAAGTCAAACATGAATAATAACTTAGGTACAACTTATGGGTTTTCATATAAACCTATTATATTAATTACATTTACACCGTCAAAGAAAGCTGGTGATAGACACTTTGATATGACTAAACATTTATTGGAAAAAATGGGTGGTCAAGTTGTTAAGACTTATGTAAAAAACGATTGCTGGGATAATTTACATAAAGACAATGTAGATTTTATAAAAGAAGAGTGTGAATACATAGATACTTTTAAAAAGAATTTAGTTACTATTGAAAAGAAAAAACCTAAACAATGGAAAACAAAAGATGAGATGTTAATATCATATAATAGGTGGTTAGAAAAATGGAAGTAAAAAAATATTCAGATAATCCAAATGCTTATTGGTCAGACATTGAAGCATTTAGAAAACAAACTTTCGTAGAAGGTAATAATAGTTTAGGTTATGATAAGTATGACCCGGATAATACAGATATAGAAACATGGATGTGTTACAAGTATGTTGAGGAATGGGGTAAATATACAAAAGATAATGGCCAAGTTAGAGAAAGATTAAATAAGTATGATAAATTAATATCAATATCGGCTGCAGAAAAATCACACTATACAAATGACCCCGACATTGCAGTTAGAGTTTGTAGATATCATATATTAAATGGTTATAGATTTAGTCATTGTGGGTTGATAATGGGAGAACATCAAATCAAATGGGCGAGAGAAAGAGGATATAAGATACTTTATATTACACACGATATTAATAATATAACTATAAATAAACTATATCAAAGAAGAAAAAATATGACTGTACCTAGTTTTAAAGAACACACAAAAGGAGAATGGTATAATAATTTACAATTAGAAAAAAACTTCTTATTTAAAACAAAAGATACTCTTCAATACATATACAGTATTAGACTTCAAGGTGATTATGATTGGCAACCTAAATCAGATTTTATAATTGAAAGAGAACACGATGGCAAAATTAATGAATAAACATAACTTACCTACAATTGCAACTCTACCTATTTCTATCGACTTAGATAAGTTAAGAAAGGCTACAGATGAGTTGGCTGAAAAGTTTACAGATGTAAGGTCAGCTAATCCTATGTTATGTATGAATCATGAGGAATTAGTTAAAGATGTATATGATAACTTTGAACAGATAAATTTAACTACACCGAGTGAAATATTACCACACACTACTAGTATTAAAGAAAGATTAAAAAGAAGAGAAGAACATTTGTATAATGTGCCTACCGAAGATTATAAGGGCAGTTACTTTGAAGAAATAGTAACTCAATGTAAAGCACCAGCTAGTAGAATTAGAATTACAAAATTAGCACCAGGTAAGATGATACCATGGCATGTTGATTATGATGTATCTTATGGTGTAAGAGTTATTGTTCCTATCTATGGTGATTCAAATGTAATTAATTTATTTAAAAGAGATAATAAAATAGAAGCATACAATCTTAAAAATGGAGTTGCCAATTTCTTAAACATAGGTTATACTCACGGTGTCGTGTCTATGAGTAAGAGGCCTAGATTAGCTTTAATGTTTACTTTAGACGGTACTGAGGATTTGATTTCAATTTAGTAAATATACTAATACCTAATTTGTTCTTTACATTTTTTCTAAAATCACTAGCACAATGTAATCTACAAGAATCAAATACTATAGTATTGCCTGGTTTCCAATGATGAGCTGAATTAAAACTTAACCCTCTTAACCATTCGTCTTTTAAATGAGTTAAATATTTTTCTTTAATATGACTATCAATATCTTCTTTACTCTTACCTAATACATCTTTATAATCGTAAACACAGGTGTTGTAATGTGTTTCAACATTTTTTTCACCGTTAAAAAACTTACTAGGTCCGTCAAGATAAACTTGGTCAAAGAAACACAAATAAGGCATTTCATTACCCTCATATTTTAAAGGTATATTAAATGCTTTATATATTAACGGCCATTCTTTATTATCATCATTGTGTATAATGTGAGGATAATCAACATAAAAATACATACCATGATATATCTCACAATTAGGATATAAATTATGTATCTTATCTGTTATTCTTCTCATAACAGGTATTTTAAAATCTGTAATAGTTGAAGTTATAGGACCAGTTTTTTTATAAACTTTATTATCAGAGTTGTTAAAAATATCACACAACTCTTGTATATCTTCTTTAGATACAAAATTTTCTATGTAGTAAGTTTCTTCTAAATTTTTTAATATTAAATCTTTATCGTTTTGAGGTCTAGTGAGCATGTTGTAAGTTAGCAATCAAAGTTTGTACATTTTCAGATGTAAACGGAACATTAATAATTAAGTGTGTACTATTTTTTGCCCAACTCATAGTTCTATGTACCTTTTTAGTGTTTACATAATATGGTCGACCCTCTTCAATCATCATCTTTTTATTATCATGTATCCAATCAAATTGCATAGGCTGACAATCTTCCAAGAATACTGCTACTCTAAATGAATCTCTAGGCATAAACGGATGGTCTCTATGAGGAGTAAAATATCCGCCCACACCACATTTAATTAAAAATGTTCTACCTAGAGTAGGAAACAATTCTAATAAAGGATGTAAACTAGGTAATTTTTCATACGCTAAAGTCGGCGTATTAAATTCAGCTTCGTTAATATATCTATCTTCCTCAACACAAGCTTGTGCTAAACTAGGATTATCTTGATGAGTTTTACCTGGCAAGTTCATTAATGATAAAGCTTTTCTATTGTTAACTTTATCAGTTCTAGGTAAATAATCTACCCATTCATTTTCTAATTCTTTGATTTCTTTTCTATACTGACCTATATTAATTTTAACTTTTAGGCCTTCCCAATCACCTAAACTTAATAAGGCAAGTTCGTCTGCTACAGTTTCTAATTTTACTTTTGATGTGTCGTATTGTACTGATTGACCACTAACACCTGGTTTTACTATTACATTATCTGACATTATATACTCCTATCATATTTATATAAACTTAATGATGTCTTCTTTTGTCTTCTTGCCTTTCCTACTAATACTGACTTCTTTATCGTAAGCTTGATTATTACCAAAATCAAATCCCATATGTTTACCATCTTTGTAAATAAACCTACCTGGAAAATGACCTTTATCTGGTGATATAATACTTTCACTATCATATTTGTCTATATCACCTATGCCTAAAATTAAATAAGAAAATCCTTTTTTACCTAATTTATTTGTCAACGCTACTTCTTCAAAACAACTTTGTATACCTGTATGTAAACCTACTTCTTCGGCAGCCATCATTGCTATCGAGGCTGATACAGCCATATCTCTACACAAATCCGGCTCATCAATTCTTGGCGTATATCTACTATATGAAACCTTTTCCATAATACCTTGCCATATTAATACTATAGGTGCTTGACATTGACCATTATATCTTCTATCAGGAGTTCCGTCAACTCCTTCAGGAGCTCTTTCTCCCTTATAACACCAACTATTTTCCCAATATATCCAATCTTTTATTTCTTTTGCTTTAGGATTATTGTCTAATACCAATATCTCATAATCATAACTACTTCTTTTTGACGGCGATAAATATGCACAGTCTAAAACATAGTCTAATTTTTCTTTATCAATCGGATTATTTGACCAATGTTTGGCAGTAAATCTTTTTTCTAGTAAATCTTTCAACATACACCTATTTATGATGTATAAATAGTATTATAATAGGAGATAATTATGAATACAGTAATGATTGACGGCAAAGAGTATGATGTCGCAAAATTGAGTCCAGAATTGCAAAATTACCTAGTGGTAAGACAAGAAATTCAGGCCTCTAAAGTAAGACACAATCTTGAGCTAGAAAAAATCGAAGTGTTAACAACACATTATAACAAAAAAATTGCAGAATTAATAAAAAAAGAAATACCAGAAGAGAAAAAATAGATGGCAGCAATAGCAAATTTAACGGTAGACCAAGGTACAAGTTTTACCTCAGATGTGACAGTAAAAGACGCAAATGGTAACGCATTTGACTTGACAGGTTATACTGCTACTGCTAAAATGGCCAAAGGCTATGCCTCAACTCGTACAAGAACGACAATAACCACAACAATAGCTGCTGACGCAACTACAGGTGTTGTCACACTTTCTCTAACATCAACAGTTACAGCTGCTCTGGACGCAGAGAGATATGTGTACGATTTAGAAATTACTCAGACCTCTAGTGGCAATGTTACTAGAGTTATAGAGGGTATTATTACGGTACGACCACAAGTATCTATTTAATTCAACTCTTTTTTGTTATAAATATACACAAGGAGAGAAATAATGCCTGATATTACAGCTAAGATAAATGTAAATACATCACAAGGACCACAACAAGTTTCTGTTGCGTTGCCTTCAGCTCAGGCGGCAGCTAATAATTCTCTACAATTGAAGTTGTTAGGAGATGTTGACACAACCAACTTAAATGATGGAGCAATATTACAATATAGGTCAAGTGACGCAAAGTTTGTAACTACAAATGAAATAGTAACTACAACTGGAACTTTGACCATAAACGCAGGAGCATTTTAGGAGTTTTAGATGGCAACAGTAATTCAGATAAAAAGAAGTTCAGCGGCAACGGCCCCAAGTACGCTGAAGCTTGGTGAATTAGGTTATACTTATGGAACAGGTACACAAGCCAATAGTGGTGATAGACTATTCATTGGTGAGGGAGGCGTTGACGGTAACGGTGACGCAAATAATGTATCAGTAATTGGCGGTCAATATTTTACTGACATGTTAGACCATGTCGCTGGTACACTAACAGGAAGTTCAGCATTAATAGCAGACGCTAACTTAGCAATCGACCAAGTAATTATTGGTAATTCAGCAACTGTTGGTGGTACAGTAAAATTAAATGAGGGCACAAATAACGGTGCAAACTTTATAGGTTTGAAAGCTCCTAATGCCGTTACAACTACAACAACATTCACATTACCAGACGGTGACGGTTCAGCAGGTCAATTTTTAAAAACAGATGGCTCAGGTAATTTAGATTTTGCAACTGTTAATCAGTTTATTGATTTAGCTGGTGACACAGGAACAGACACATATAATACTGCTGAAACACTTACCTTTGCAGGTTCAGGTGGTTTAGTTCAGACTGTAACAGATAACACAGTAACAGTTACAGCAACAGCATTAACAAACTCAAACTTATCAGGTAGTGCAGGTATTTCAAATGCTAACTTAGCAAATCCTTCAACTACTATAGGTTCATCTACATT